TATACGTTTTCCCTTGCCCTTCACACGTAGGGCAGGTGAACGCTTTAGTGCGGTAGATCGTTTCACTATTCGCTTCGACTGCTTCTTTGTATTCTTGAACAGTTGATGTGTAGTCAAATATTGCCGCCCACTCCCGTTTATCCTTAATGCGTTTAGAGAACACGACTTGCGACATCTGTTCAGGCGAATTGAGATTGATAGGGGTGTCCCCCATAAGTTCCCTGACCTTGCGCTGTAGACGATCTTCGATTTCTGCTTTTTCTTTCTCGAAGTCATGTCTTACTCGCTCAAGCTCCTGAAGATCAACCCTGATCCCTGACATGTACAGTCGGGTAAGGGTTTTGCAGGTTTCAAAGGTGACTCTTTTAACTGCGGTAAGACTGGCGGCTTCGGGGGTGGCGAAGTCCTGTTCGATGCTGTGGTACAACTCGCTAGTTGTGAGAAGATCATGCCGAAGGTAAAAGCTAAGATCAGCCAAAGGTATCTCATTGGTATTGTATCCTTCCTTGAAGTACCGCTTTAGTGTATCATCCTTTTGTACAGGTAGGTTTCTACGTTCTGCACATGCTGCTAGACTTAGCGGTTGTTTTTGTCCACGTGATAGTAGGTACTCTGCTAACATCGTGTCATAGATTTCCCCATCATAGGTAAACCCGGATTCCCATAACCACATAAGATCGTGCTGTGCATTGTGCATGATCAACAACGTAGTCATGTCTAGTACGGACTGCACGAGTTTACGCCCAGCCCCTGATATATCTTTGGCTTCGTTGTGGTCAATGTTAACGATGTGTAGTTCATCATGATTGTCAGCATTGACCATGCCAACCTGTGTCAAACTATTGGTAGGCTCAAACGGATCAATGTGATCCTTGCCGTGACGTTTGGTGATGCTGTTCTCAACATCTAATACTAATCTCATGTCATTCTCCTCAATAGACACAGGGGGACGGTGCAAAGCGCAACACGTTCCAATTTGTTACAAAATGTCCCCCTGTGCCTAACTCAAGCGGTGTATAGTGATCTACCACCGTCTAACTCACAGTGTATAACACCATGATACCCGCCTTTCAACTTATTCTTTGCAATATTCAAGTGGCGCTGGGTGTCATGCTCATCTGCACCCTCTACGATGGGGTTCTTCGAGATCAGAATCATAAGGTCTGCCTCTGCTGCCTTACCTGTCTTGGAGCCTTCCATCATAGACTGATCCACAAATACCTTACCTTCTGCTACGGCAGATAGCTGTGACATCCAAATCACACAGCACTTGTATTGCTTAGCAATGTTACGTGCATGGATAGCTGCATCCTTGAGGTACACGTCTGACTTGTCGCTGTTCTTGGTAGCAAACTTATCACCCATGTCCAACACAACGATGTCAGGCTTCTCGTTCTTCACGACTGCCTCTACCCATTGCATGTCTTTGTTAGTGCTATCCTTGATGCGTAGGTTTTTCTGCACAGGAGCATAACGCTTACGTGCTAGTGCGACATTCTGGCGCACCTCATCCATTGTCATATTGGTAGCAGCCGACAGGTAACGTGCGCCTACACGCTCGTAGCTTTCTTCGTTACACATGACGAGACACTTAGCACCCTGTGATGCCCAACCATCAGGTCCAGCAATTAGACTGGCATGGAATGAAGTCTTACCAGTATTAGGACGAGCGCCAACCAAAAGAAGATGACCACCGCTAACACCTTCAACCCGCCTACGGAGTGAGGGGATATTGAACTTCCATTGTGTCTCCAGATCGTTAGCAACGAGTAGAGTGTCAATATCAATATCATCCCAGTCAACACGCAGATTTGGAGTAAAGTCATCTTGGTATTCCTCTAGTAGTCTACGTAAAGGTTCTAGGCTGTTAGCTGATCCGTTCACAAAGTCAAAGCCAAGGTTAGCCACACGGTCACCGACATGCTGTTGAAATAGCTTGGACAGTGTGTCCTCTGCGATCTCTTTCTTTAGTGGCTCCGCACGTGAGATACGATTGAACAGATCGTCATACGCTGTACGTGTAGCTGTTGTCATGCTTTGGTTCATTGCAGTGAACACAGCCTGTAGGTCATCCACTGTCAGGCTACCCTCGTATGAGTTCATGCCCTGATCTAAGGCTTGCTTGATCTTGCGTACATCTTTTGTAAAGATTTTGTCAGGGCAACGAATGCCTTTGTGTTGATCGTAGAAGTCACGATCCAGTAGTGTCTTAATCAGTGCCAGTTCCATCGTTGTCTCCTCGTAGTATTATGTATATCGTTTCTAGTGCAGCCAAAGGCCACATCAAAGCGAAACGCCACGGTGCGTTGTGGTCTTCCTCGTCCACAGGCTCCGCAATGTAGGCCATCAAAGGCATAGCAAATAAGTACATAAATCCTACGCCATAAAAAAAGTTAATCACGATTAGCCTCTGCTCTCTCTTTTGCACGTTGCCGTTCTTCTTCTGTGAAGGGCAAGATATGTTTCGTTTCATAGTCTACGACTACACCTGTGTTCCACTGTGATGCCTCTTCCTCTGCCCATTCTTTCTCTCTGAATAGACGAGGCTTTGACTGTGCGTTGAACCCTGAAGTATTCTCAGGGACGTACATCCAGTCACCATCTACATCAATCATTACTGCGTATAGTTTACTCATTCTGCATACATCCTTAGTGCTTCCCATGATACAGGGAATAGTTTCATCATCTCATCTTCGATTAAAAAAGCTACGTCACGTGATTCTTTCTGAGTATCCTTCAAACAACGTAGATGACACATATCAGCAAACGCATCAAGCGATCCTGACCAGTACCACTCAGTCATCATAGACTGTGGCAGTACCATACGTGCTTGCTCTTCACAAACACCTAGCTCTAGCATACGGCGGTAAGTACGTGCTGCGCCTTTGGTTAACTGTTCGTACTTATTATCTACAGGCTTGCGTTCTGACTTATCCATAGAACCACCGCTGCCCTGCTTCTTGTTTTCTGCTGCCTCACGCCAATCAGGTTTGTAAAACTCTGGTGCAGTGCTGACATACCGACGACTAACCTCATTCCAACGTAGGAACTTATGCTTGACTAGCTGACGTGCTACAAAGACTGGTGCGCGTACATGAAAAGAAGCAAAGCAATGCCCAAAAGGAGAAGTATGCCTATGCCTTGCAAGGTAACGAATAAGTCGGCTATCTTTCTCATCATCAAAGCTATCCTGTTGTTTACCAAATGACACACGGGCAGCGTTCACTACTGATAAGTCGCTGCCCATATGATCTATGTATGTTACGTCAATCACGTAATATCTCCTTTAGTTTCTCAATGTCTTGATACTGTCGGTACTTTATATCGTCAATCAGGTTCATAGCAATAACCTTCTTGCCTGTCCACAGTTCAATCTCTCTACGGTATTCAATAGTTTTACCCATCGCATCAGGATCAAGTGCAACTACGATCTTGTCATAGTCCATGATCTTTTCCATATGCTTAGCTGTAAGAGAAGTACCTAGTATAGCTAAGCCTGTCACGTCAGGCAACTGCTGACTTACTATGATTGCTGATATGACATCCTCTACAACCACAACCTTGTTGCCTGATCCACAGGTGTACCAGTTAGCCTTGCCAGTATAGCGATACCACTTAGGGTGTTTGCGTGTACCTACAGCACGTCCTACTGCGTCAATCATGCGCCCCTTGTAGTAGATCGGGAACACGACACGCTCTTGCTGTACGTCATAGTACGTGCCACCAACGATACCCCAACGGTTCATAAACTTTGTGTGTAGATCGTGTTGAGGTGTAGGTATCACCATCTGCGCTGGGATTTCCATTGTCTCAGGCTCTTTCTCAGGGACGGAATCCTGGATTTGCATGTGTGCTTTAACCTCTGCTGCTGTCATGTCTGTGTCAAACACACCACCAACGTCACAGCCTAGCTTGTAACAGTTATACTTGAGTGTGCCTGTGTTAATAGATGCGGTGAATGTCTTACGTCCACCACAGAAAGGGCAGTCACCACGATAGTCACCGTGTGTGGTAACGTCTTCAGCAAACGCCCTGTGTTTCTGCCAGTTACTCATCTTCCTCGTTTCCTCTCGCTGCTAGTGCCTTACTTGCACCGCTGAACGTGTTTACCATGTAAGGCTTAACAGAGTTAATGTTCTGATGCCCTGTTACCTGCATGATATTAGCTAAGTCAACCCCACCTTCCATCATCTCTGTCACAGCAGTACGGCGTAAATCCATAGCTGTTAGTTCACGTGGTAGGTTAGCTTCGTCCAGTATATGATTGATCTGTATACCAATTTCATCCTTTGTGAAGGGTGTGTATGCACCCGCACGTGGTGTCGGCTTGGGTGCTACATATTCTTGAAACCCCAATGCTTCCTTTTGTTGGCGCAGCATATCGCAAAGACCACGCGAGATCGGGAGGTGTACCTCTGCGTTTCGTTTGCTTTGCGTGATGTCCATGCGGCATTGATCTAGGTCTAGGCTGTCCCATGTAAGTAAACGCATGTCACCTACACGTTGCCCCCAGTCGTATGCCATGTGAACGATCAGGCCAATGCTGCGCCAACGGAAGTCGCTGTAGGCAGTGTCAAGGAATGTCTTGATGTGTTCACGTTCCCACTTAACTCGACGCGGTTGGGAGGAAACCGCTTTCACGAGGTGTACAGGATTGTGTATCATTACATCGTAACGCATCGCGTGTTTCCATGCCGCCGAAAGCACGGTCTTGCGATAGTTAGCTGAGCGTACACCTGTCTGCAGCCATATCTCGTATGCCTGTGTAAGATGTCGCACCTTGATTGCCTTACAGCGATATGCCCCAAGAGCTTTGCCTTCCACTACAGTTTCACGCACCTTGCCTAACTCTCTTTCGTAATCGCGCTGGGAGGAAGCGGATAGTCTACGAAAGCTATCTGAGTTTAGATAGAACTGCATTACTTCTTCTAGTGTTGCATTACTTTTGGGGATTCGCATTACCATTGTCTCCTTGTTTTCCAGTAAGACCAGCAGTGGTTGCAGTGATCTTCACCGAGTAGTAAGTCGATAAGCCAAACAAAGTTTAGCTTACCGTTGCGTTTAAGTTCCCAGTTCCTCGCTGAGAATGTTTGGTTGAGGCTTCCACCTGTTACCACATTGAGTAGTACACTAAGTGCTGTCACTACTCTGACGAGGTAAGAACGGAAGCCAGTGAGTACAATCATCATGTGGATCGTCCTCAGAATACATAGTCATAGATCATGTAAACAAAAGGGAAAGCTAAATACAAAGCTAAAATTCGGGATACCAAACTTCCCCATCCTTTTCTTGTTGTTTCAGTCTGTCAACCTCTGCGCGTAGCGCGTCAGCCTTTGCCCATTTGCCTTGCCATTCCATGTCGTTAGCAAGTTTCTCACGATGGATGATGACCCGCCGTAGCGGGATCACCTTACCAACTGGATTAGAGTGTTTCGATTTCTGCATAACCCTTCTTCATCTTTCTGCGAATGCCCTTCGCTTGTGTTAGACTATTGGTACACCACCAAGCAAACATAAAGCCATCATCGGTAAACATGTTAACGCGATACTGATATCCACCCATACTCATTTCGCCACCATCCAAACTCGACGTGTGCTGTCGTCTACCTTGCGTGTCTT